GCTTTTTTCTCTTCTTTATCATCTAAATTTGCGGCCATTTTGCTGGATCCGCATTTTGGTTTTGTGGTTTGTCCTGGTTGTTTGGCACAGGGTTTTCCGGCATATTTACCACCCAATTGAACCCAACCAGGCTTGCCATCACTAGACCTACTCTTGCCAAACCAGTCACGCAAAGAACTATCACCACTTTTCGATTCACTTACTCCTCCACCATTTCCATTACCACCATTTCCATTACCGTTAGTGTTTTCTCCATTTTCACCATTTTCTCCGGAGTCTTCTCCGTTTTCTTTACGGAGATATCCACTAGATGCCACACGATATCCCAATGGAATTCGTTTACATTTTTTGTCTGTATAACAATAATAGTATCCTTGCCTACATTTTTTCATCAATGAAAAGTAGTTTATTCTTTATTATTTAGAAAACCTTGCTTAAGCATTTTTTGGAGTTCTGATGTCGATCCAACAAACACCGCATTATTAGTAACATTATTTGTGGTTTTCTTAGTTTCGTCTTCTACATCCTTAAGTTTCTTTTGTAAATCAATTAACTTATCAGTAGTATCAGCAACACTCTTAATCAACTGCCCTGCGACCTCATATGCCCTTGGACTGCCTCCTTCCCCTGCTACCTCCATAATGCCATTGATTGCCTCCTGACCCTTCTCTATGAGGGAGTAGAGGTTCGCACGACTATAGACATAATCCTTCTCTATATCATCATCCTTCGATTTTATAATCTCAGGTTTTTTGATTGGTTTTACATCAACAATATCACTCTCAGTATTAAGAGCTTTGTCAATAGATTCGTATTTTTCTTTCATAATTCATCAAACATCATTTTGTCTAGTTGGACTATAATCTCTAGAATCTCCCAAAAGTTGCCAATCTTCAGTAAATCCAAAATCATCATCTGGTTCTGCATTTATTGGATCGGGGACAACAGTATATCTCATTTCACGTTTTGCGGTCTTTGTATTAGTGTCACTATAAACATCTGCCTGAACTTTACGAATGAGTCCATCAGATGTATCGGCAATAGGACCAAACAGATATGTTTTTGCAGTAAATCTCAGAGTATGAATAATTGCTCTTCTTGTTTGAAAAGATCCTTCATAATCATCTTGAAAATCTATGCTATCCAAGATAATAGGAATATCTCTCTTCTCTCCAATTGAACTTACTAAATCGACAGTAAGATTAAATGAAGGTTGAAAAAATGGCAAAATTTGTTCAATAATTTGAAGAGAATCATCATTTAGTTTACTAAAAATATTCAACTCAAATGTAATATTATAAGGAATTGGCATGAAAACTTTTTTCATGTTAGTTCCATCTACTGCTTTGAAGGTTTGAGTTATACCAGTTTTTCTTGTAGAATCATATTGCATTCCTGTCATTTCAAATGACATTCTGGGTAATGTTAATGCTATAGATTTATCTAAATCTGATTGTTCCTGTATTTTTGTCAGAAACTTTTGCATAGGACCATAAGAAAGACCTACTTTGGTTTCGTCCAAAACAGTTCCATCATTCTTTAAATGCCTAATATTGATGTTATTGAAGAGAGTTCCAAATCCAATAATAGTCTTTCTTAAAATTTCGTGATAAAAATAAGTTCCTAACATTTATCAAATTTCTCCAAATGGATTAGTTTCTGTGAAGTCTAAGATATTGTCCGCTTCTAGTTCAAATTCTTCATTTTGATCATATGTATCATCTTTACTATCCAAATCATGTGATTTGACAACGTACTCTGCAGAAGAAGTAGAACCGACGATTATCTCACCAGCACTAAATTTACCACTATTTATTGCTACATCAAGAATGATTGGTGGATTATTCGCATCTAAGGAAGTATCTCTCTTAAAGTTTTTAACAATTGCTTTAGTTCCCGAAGTTTGTCCTGTAACTTCTTCGTTATATACAAAAGTTCCTACACCAACTGTAGAGAATCCCGCAAAAGTAACTGTTGGTGCTTCTGTATATCCAAGACCGGGATTAATAATTCTAAGAGTCGATATTTTATTTCCATCCACTGTAGCAACTGCTGTTGCAGTTACTCCAGATCCTATTGGTCCAGATATTGTAACTATCGGTGCTACAGGATATCCAAGACCGGCATTTGTAATTACTAAAGTTGAGACACTAAACTCAGTTCCTCCAATAGAACAAGTTGCAGCTGCTCCAGTTCCACCACCACCAGAAAATGTGATTGTTGGTGGAGTAATATATCCAGATCCACCATTTGTAATTTCAAGTCTTTTTATCGATTGAACATTTGCAATACTAGTGGTTATGGCAACAGCTGTTGCTCTAATTCCACCAGATGGTGGTTCTGAAAAAGTCACCGTTGGGATAGAAGTGTATCCACTTCCATCATTATTTAAAAATATCTGACTTATAGCGTTAGTAGTAATTCCTGCTACTGCTGTAGCAGTAGCTGCTAAACCAACTAAAGATAATGTTGTAATATATCCTTCATCTTCAACTGTATTATCTACTTCATCAATAAAAGTATTAATCTGTTCATTTTCATATTCATAAAGTTCACAACTCAAATCATAAACATAATTTTTTCCTAATTGATAGAAAGGTTTTTCATGTTCAACTTTTTTTATTTCAAACAATCTTTCTCCGAGAGGAAAATAAATTAAATCACCTTCTTTTGGTCTGGTTATTAAATCACCAAAATCATAACCAGTGATTATATTATCTCTAATACCAGAAGAAATGCCTTCTAAAAACGGTGCAATAAATTCCTCATATCTTTCTCTTGAAATTGTTAAACTTATTTCGTTTTTCAATCTAAGACCGAATTTTGTCATAATATCACTATCAGGAGCATATCCTTCATAGTTGTTCAAATATGCTTCTATGAGAAAACTATCATCAAACTTTGATGATTGGACTTCTCCCAAAATATCATCGGTGGTAATTAATTTTCTTGGTATATAATATACTTCTATTCCAAAAATTTTTAATTGCTCATTTATTAAATCCTGAACAAGATATTGTTCATTAGTGGATCCTTGTAGAAAAAATGGATTTAATGACATAATTATTATCCAATAAAATCAAATGGTGGAACTTCATATTCTGAAGACATTCTTTGCTTTATATCATCTAATTCTCTTTGCCCATCTTCAAAATATTGCCTACCATTCAATTCAATACCACCAGGAAGTCTAGTTCCACTATATTTCATCATGTTTATCCCCCACTGTCTTTTAATTAAAGCAGTTAAGTATCTTTTAACAAAACTGTCATTATAAACTTGAGAAAAACTTTCAGGATCAAGTGCTCTATAACATTCAAGAACAAGGTAAGTATCCTTAGTTTGCGCTTTCCAATCAATATCTAAATATAATCTATCTTGCCTCTTATTAAATCTCACCTGTTTTTCTGTCGTTAGTAAAAAATCAATATCTTCCAGATAGGATTTGGTCATTGCATATGTCAATAAATCAACTGAATTGAAATAATAAAGATCATTTAAAAACAATTGATATTTAATACTAAACATTCCTCCGGAGATTGTGCTAGTATCAAACTTAAATATTTTTTCGACTCCTATAACAGAATTTGGAACTTGAATGTAATTTGAAGTCTCATAAAAATTAAATGTTGTTGTTCCAAAACCAACAACATTTGTAGTTCCAGTTGTTGTTACAATACCTACCCCATCTGTTCCCTTTGCCCTTCCCCTATTAATATCATCTTCAGTAATTTTGTACTTAAGATACATTTTCTCAACACCATCATAATGTCTCTCATTAAAATATTGAAGAGTATCATCAACTAAGTCATCTACTTGCTCATCAGCAACATTTATCTCAAGAACTGGAGCTCCGAGTTGTCTTAAGCAATAATCAACAAGTTCTTGTCTAGTATTAGGTTTTGCCATCAGTAAGATCCTCCATCAATGAGTCCTGCAGTTAATGTTCCTACAACAAATGCATCATTTGAAAATGTTGCAATACCAACAAAAGTGGAGAGACCTGCAACATATAAGTTTCTAGACAAAACAATATCACCACTAGAACTAAAAGTAGATGCAGCACCAGGATAACCAATTTCAATACCACTTCTAGCAGTAATTAGACCAATTGAATCAACATTTTTTACATCATCATAAGTAAGTGTTCCTCCAATCGTTACATTCGATCCAAATGTAACAGAATTAGTAATATCAAGAGTTGCTCCACTAATATTCCCAGTGACATCAAGTGTTGTTGCAGTTATTACTCCAACAACATTTGTGTTACCAGTTATTGATAAACTTCCACTTGAGGAAAAATCACCTCCAACAAATAAATCTCCTCCTGTTGTTGTTATTCCTCCTGCTGATGCTAGAGTTGTAACCCCTACAGATTTAAATGTCGAATTTACAGTTAATCCATTTAAAATATCAACAGCTGCATTAATATCGACATCAGATGCAAATGTGGATATTCCAGCAACAGATAACGTATCTCCAATAAATACCTGTTTTCCTATTCCAACTCCACCATTAATAACCAAAGCACCATTAGTTGGTGCTGTTGATGTGGATGTATTAGAAAATGTTACTATACCAGTAACATTTAAAGTTCCACTATCTATTGTATCTGTCAAATAAAATTTTTCTGTAGCAGTATCCCATACCAGAATCAATCCATCTCTAGTCTTTAGAGTGGAATTTACGTCAGCTAAATTGAGCAATCTGGTTGGTGCAGCTGCTGCATTGGATAATACACGAATTACATTTTGAGAACCAATTCTATCGTTGATACTAGGCATTACCTTGTTACCCCTGCTCTTACTAATACAACTCCTTCAACAGCTTTAAAATAATTACCATCGTTTGTTAATTTCACATCAAAAACATATCTTCCAGGTTTTAAATCCCGTGTTTGTGAAGCATTGAGTGAAATTGACAAAATTCCTTCTTCGGCATCAGTTACAGTAGTCGCAAATGATACCGCAGATGTTGCACCATAATGTTTTCTCAACATAGCTTCCGACGTTGTAGAACTCAAAATAATTGGGGAATTTGTTCTGGTATCCTGTAATTGAAATGAAGTATCGAAATCATACCCCTGCTCAACCACAATATTGGATACATAAACGGACATTATTTAATTTTAATATACTTATAGATATTTATATTAATTTATCCGGCTAAGATTTGTTCAAGAATTCTTTCAAGAGTGATTTAATTTCATCAATATCTTTTCTCAAATCATCTAGTTCTTTTTTTCGTAAATCTCTATTTAAAGTAGATCTCAAATAATTTTCATATCCGGTGCTATCACAGTTAATGATAGCACCATTATTTTCATCTCGATATAGGTGTGAATGCCCATCAACTTTTATCATCTTACTGCAATTACTCTAAGGTCTTTAAATCTAGGTGGTTCTGCCTGATTTGTTCCAGACATCACAATTTTGATAGAAAATTCATTGAATAGATCTAAGTTTTCTGCAGTAAACTCATATTCTAAGAACTCATTTTTTATACTTGCAGGAACACGAACATCTGGCAATCCACTATTCTTTGACGAATCAACAACTTTAAATCCACTATTTGTAGATATTAAATTATCATATCCAGGGAACAATTCAAAAGATTGTTCTACTTCATTAGAATCAGATCTAGAAAGACTGTATAAAACTCTAAAATCTGCAGATTCGTGTCTATATGCAGAAAGTAATACTTTCAAGGTTGTTGCGGGTTGTTTAAGTATAACGGGATTTGAATAATAAATTGCAGAATGTGGATCTGTAGCTATAGAATTTACACGATTATCAGAAGAATAATCTTCAATTGGATTATTTAATCTACTATTAGAAAATTCTGCAATCGTTTCTTTAATATTCAAATATGGAGAGACATTTTCATTTTCTGTATTAAATGTGACTCCTGCAGTGAATGATTTAAATCTGGGCAGTTGAGTCAAATATTCATTTTGATTCTCTTCAGAACAAATCATTCTAAGATCAGTAAATATATTTGATTGGTTAATTTGAACTTGTTCAAATCCATTATCAATGAATGGTATTTCATTACCACCAACACTTGTTCCAGAAACAGTTCTTATTAAAGAAGAAACTGAAGTTAAATTGGGTGCTTGGCAATTAAAATGTGGAGTTAGAGCATCAAAAATAATGTTTTTTGATGCTCTAATTTCAGATCCACCAACATTTCTCTCTGCATTAAATGAAAGTTGAGATGTACTACTCTCACCATCTGCAGATCTAAGAGATCCATATGTTGCAGACCTATCAATTTCAACAAAATAACTATCCATATCAATGTCTGTAGAGGCATTCATAACTATGTTATTAATTCTTCTTAAAGAAACTCCATTTAATTCATATTTGTAAACTTGGATATTTAAACTATGAGTAGTTTTTACTGTACTATCAACCCCTCTTGAAACTATGTTTAATTGTCCAACACCAGTACCGACAAAATTATATGAAATAATTTCACGACCAATCTTTAAGTATCCAGGATATCCAGCATTTACTGATTGACCTTCAAAAGTTGTAAAGTTTGAAGTATCCGTAACAGTAATAAATGAAGTTTCAGTAGGAGATAACTCTACATTCAATGAAGTTGGAGGCACATCTGATGCAATGTTTTCAAATTTTAATTTGTTGACATTTAAATACATTCCATGATTAAAGTGATCGACTTTCATGTAGTTTCCAGAATTAACTCCACCATCTCCAGAAGAACTTGTAATGATGGTAGATGCCATAGAAACTATCGTATTACCAGTAGAACCACTATAGTAGCTCAAAGCAGCACCAACAGCAAATTCTTTTCCAGAACCAGACGAACCAAACTCACCTTGAACATTTGTAACATAGAGCATATTTGCTCCAGTAATTCCACTAATAGAAATTAAAGATTCTCTACCTGTTGGATTTGTAGAAGACGTTGTTGAAGTGACAATTCCAACAACGTCACCTGTTTGATAACCAGAACCCCAATATCCAGTATCAATTCCGACTCCTGTTATAATACCAGAAGCACTTGTATTGATTAAAAGTTTAAGTCCGGTTCCTCTTCCAACAACATTAAATGTATCCACAGATTTATCACTCAAAGAAATTGGATAATTTATTCCACCAGTACTAATACCGACTGTTGTTACTGAACTACCTGTTCCTGTAATAACCGCAGTACCATTATTATTTGCTACCCCAGCAAGTTTTCTTCCTGTAGTAAGTATTCCTAAAGTTTCAGAATCGGTTACAGTGGTAATGCCAATTTTTCCAGTTTTTGGAAGTGTTCTTATAGGATTACTATTTAACTTATCAACCAAATCATTACTAGCATCCAATGGAGGATTATAAAAATATGCTGTTCCAGAAGTGCTGGTAAATTTAGATTTATAGAGTTTGAACTTAAGATCTTGATATTGATTTGTGGTCCAAACACTACCATTTTGCGATTTATACAAAGATCCTAAAGCAAATTGTTGAGTAAATCTTACTTTTCCGGTATCTGGCAAGTTTTGAGTTTCAATGGTATTTTCGCCCATTACAGCAGTCCAAAGTTCATAATCATTACTGTATTCTGATACTATTACCAAAGCATATTCAGTATTACCTTCAAGATAAATTGGTTCTGGAAACTTCACATTTGTTGCCTTATTTCCAGTAGGTGAAATATTAATATTGGTAATTGTATTTAAATCAGAATCAACAGATCTTGGTCTCAAAATAGCTGGTTTTCCTACACGTTGAAGAGTGGGAATACCTAATTCAACTGTTCTAATTTCAATTTGCAGTGGAGCGTTTCCTTCATCAATAGTATTAAAAAATAAATCGACGGATATAACAAATACTCCATAAGAATCCTCTT